TGCTGGCGTGATGCCTTCTGAGGTGGACAGAAATCAGGTTTCATTCGCCGTTAATGCCAACTTTCGCGAGGGGTTCATAGCTCCTCGTCCTGGTTTTACCCAGAAAGACTACGACCTCTGCGTCACAGTCACCGCTGATAACGCCGAGATTACCGCTGACCAAACGAATGTGACGGCGGATGGGTGGTCAGAGGAGTGCTACGGCCCTCAGGGTCTGACCGGCACGTTCCAATGCGCGATGCCATACATCTCGGACGATGGACACACGTTCATTCTGCTGATGATCAGTGGTAAAGTGTGGCTTTACGACTGCCTTCAGAATAAGGCGCAAAACCTCACGCTGTCCGCTGATCTAGAGAATCCGTCCAACTTGCTCGATGGCTGGATGGTTCAAGCTGAGAACTTTGCTGTCATTCAAGACGGGTTCAGCAAGCCGCTGATCTTCAATGGGACAAGTCTGCGTCGAGCTAAGGACGACGAGATTAAGACCGGCAGGGTTATGGCCTATGTCAATGGCCGTATCTGGTACGCGCTTCCGAACGGATTTTCATTCCGAGCCACCGACATCGTTTATGGAGACGGTACGCGAGCCAGTGTTCTCAAAGAAACCGAGAACACCTTCCTTAATGAAGGCGGAGACTTTTCGGTTCCGTCGGATTCAGGAGGCATCACAGCAATGGCCGTCCCCGGCGATCCAGATACGTCGCTTGGTCAAGGACCGCTTCTTGTCTTCACGCCTCGATACGTTTTCAGCGTCCAAGCACCTGTAGACCGCGATGTTTGGAAGAACCTGAACTATCCCATTCAGGCTATCAGCTTGCTGACCAGCGGCGCGTTAGGCGCACGGTCGGCCATCACCGTCAATGGCGATGTCTTCTACCGAGCTATCGACGGTATTCGCTCGTTCATCATCGCTCGTCGGTCGTTTAGCGACTGGGGCAACACGCCCATCAGCGGCGAGATGACGCCTATCGTCGAGAACGATCAAACAAGTCTTTTGTGGGCCAGTTCTGCCGTTGTCTTTGACAATCGGGTGCTGATGACTTCTCAGCCTCGCTTCAATTCAGAAGGCGTGATTCATAAGGCCATATCCGTGCTGGATATGGAGCTTGTCACATCGATGCGGAAGAAGGCCCCTCCAGCATGGTCTGGTATCTGGACTGGTCTGAACGTGTTGCAGCTCGTCAAGACCGAGAACGCTTACGGAGACGCTTGTTTCGCAATCGCTCGCGGATCGGATGACACGATTCAGATTTGGGAAATTACCAAGCACGACAAGTTCGACATGAACTTGAGTGCGACGCCCAAGAAGGAAATCGAGTGGCAGGTGCAGACTCGCGCCTACAACTTCGAGGTTCCTTTCGGTTTGAAGCGTCTCGATTCTGGCGACTTGTTCATCGACAGGTTGGAAGGCGATGTCTCGTTCAGCGTTACCTATCGACCGGACCAGTATCCCGGTTGGATCGAGTGGGCTGATTTTTCCGAATGCGCGACTGTTACACAGTGCTTGGATCTTTGTCCGCTCACGAACTTCAAGCCGCAGTACCGGCCTAAGATGCGCTTTCCAACTCCATCGGATGCGCCGTGTAACGCGACGATTAGCACTCCCGCTCGGAATCTTTACGAGGTTCAGGTGTCGCTGAACATCATCGGATATTGCCGGATCAAGAGTCTTCGAGTTCACGCCTACGACATCCAAGAATCGAGTGTTGGAGAGTGCCGGACGGTCTTCCCCGCCTGCACACCGCTTGATGTCTGCGATATCAACCCGCTGACCTACACATCGGAATAGTCTAACAACCATGCCAAACCTTACGCTCATCACGCTTACTCCGCCGAGTCTTCCGGTTGGATATTGTCCGCTGAATTACCAGACGTTGGCCAACGATATCATCAGCGGCACTCAGGCGACGTTCAACAGCTCGATTGGAAACTCGTTCTTCAACTTTGGATCGACCACTCCTGCGCTGAACAATCAGGTTTATCCGTGGCTGGATGAGAAGGGCAACTGGTGGGTGCGTGTTAATGGATACTGGGCAAGACAGCATCCGGTTGCACCCAACAGCTCCGAGCGTCGCATATTTGCTGGTACTGCCGCAGACATCTTGAGCTACGACGGCGGCGACGGAACCGCTACCGCTGCCCTGATGACTGGCCCAATGTGGGAGATTGACACAAATTTCGATGCTCGATTCCCGGTTGGCGTTGGAGCGTTTGCGGCGAGCGGAACCGTGAACGTCAATGGAACCTCAACGACTACATCTGTTGTCGGAGAGGACAAGCACACGCTTATCGTTGGCGAAACCCCGTTCAACGAACACACACACGGTGTTGCCAAGTTGGCTGCTCCCAACAACGACGACTACTACCTTGTTTCAAAATCTTGGTCTGGCCTTGGCTCTTACCCCAGTCAAATTATCCAAGGTGCCGCTGGAACGGGTGGCGGAGGAGCAGGTCCAAGCATCACGACTGGTGAAGTTGGAACGACCAACGCGGACAAGACTGGCAACGACAGCCAGAACGCCATCGGTCATAACAACCTTCCGCCGTTCTACGGTGTGTACTTCATCAAGCGAACCATCCGAGAATACTACACCAAATGAAGCTGATTGTTCAGGACATCCGCTCGACTATCGCTCGGGTCATCGGCGTATGTGTCGATGATCAGCGCGTTTACGACTACATCAACCAAGCGTGTCGAAGGCTTCTACACAAGGGGTTGTGGGCCGGTGCGTACGGGCGATTCACGATTCATACGGTCGGCGGTTGCATCACTTGGCCGCGTCAGATCGAAACCATCGAGGCTGTAGCCGATTGCTGCGGAGTTGGAACCGTTCGCAATCAATGGTTCGAGTTTCAGGAAACCGGCTATGGACTGCTCAACTCAGGAGACGCTTGCGTCGGTAAGCAGCTTATTGACCGTGGGACTGTCGTCTCTTACCGCGACATGTCTGGTGGTCTTAACAGCGTTCTACGAGTCTACCCTGGAGACAATTCAGACATCGGTAAAACAATCATCCTCCAAGGAACTGACGCGAACGGGAACTGGATTCGCACGCAATTGCCGAGTGGAAGCTGGATTGACGGAGAACAGTTGACGTTGGCTATGCCATACGTTCAGTCCACAAAGTTATTCACTTCTTTAACCGGCGTAATCCGCGAGGCGACAAACACGGCAAGCCGTTTGTATGAAAAGAATCTTACGAGCGGAGCTGAACTCGATCTGGCAGTTTACGACCCAGATGAAACTTTGCCGCAGTACCGTCGCAGCTTGCTCACCGACCGCTGCCAAAACGACGAGGATAGGCCGGTGACGGTCATGGCGAAGATGCGCCATATCAACGCGACGAGCGTGAACGACTACCTCATTCCTCCGAGTCCTGATGCCATCAAGTTGATGGTCATGGCGATTCGCAAGGAGGAGAACGATTTGATTCAGGAAGCAGTGGCCTACGAAGCTAAAGCGGTTCAAGCTGTGCAGGAGCAGACGATGCAGTATCTGGGCGATGCAGTGCATACGATACGCATGGTCGGTGTAGGATTAAATGGCGGTGGATTCTCGCAATGGTTCTGAACCTCAACATCGATTTCGGTCTAGCAGAAGTCACTCCAAAGAAATTGGAGCTTCTTCAGGCTGTCTTTGACGCGCATGACATGGCGGCGCGTAACAATCAGAACGCGAGTTCGGTTGCTGCGGTGAACGCATTCTTTGGAAGCGCGCAGCTTACGAATGGAATCGCCTCGGCCATTCTAACTCTTGGCGACGCTCACGGTCCGATTGGACCTGCTCGATACGTTTACGAGCGGTTTGACGAGCGAGCTTTGAAGTCGGCCATGGGTGCTGGCATGAAGATTCCCGGCTTCGGCAATTCGTTCTTCAAGGATCGAATCGATCCAGCATGGAGTCGGGTGCGCGAGATTATCGCGACGGACTTCGAAGATGCGAACAACCGCATCAATCAACTTCATCAGTGGATGAAGGAAGTTGGTAAGGATGTTTATCCAAATGCCGCTCTCTACACGGCGGTCATTTGCAGCGAGCTGGCGATGATTCCCGGTTCGGAGTCGGCCATCTTTGTCTTGGCGAGGACTGCGGCTTGGACTTCTTTGTGCGTAAAAAATGAACGGTAAACTCTTCCAAATCTGCGGTCTGCCCCGATTCGGATCGGCATTCATGTCGGTCCTTTTCTCATTGGAAGCCGATTGCCTTGGACTACATGAGCAGGGTGCGACTGACCCTGATTGGAAGCGGTCGATTGAGAAGTATCGGATGCAGTACAAGTACGTCGCCGATTGCTCGACCTATGGATATCTTCCGAAAGCTGTCGTTCACGATTCCATCAAGGTATACGTCAAGAAGGATGCTGAAGCGTCGGCAAAAGAATGCACCGAGCGATTCGGCTACGAAGTGCATCTGCCGTCCGTCCAGATGCTTAGGCAGTACGCGGACGATTGGGCATCATCAAACAGCGTGATGACAATCGATGAGGGAGAACTTTTTAAGTTGGATACTTTGCGTCGGGTGTGGGTTCATTGTTTCCATCACGAGCGAGCATTTCCTGAGGAAAAAGCTGCGCGTTTGGTAACCATGAACATCCAGCGTCACGAACCTGAAAAGGTGTTCTCGATTGAGAACGGCAACCGTCTTGTGAAGGAGGTTTTTTGATTTATGGGAGCTATTCTAGGTGGTGCAGCAATCATCGGTGGAACGAGCTTGCTTGGTGGCCTACTAAGCAAAGGAAGTAAGCCGAAGGTTCCTGCGTTCAAGCCAATCGATTTCGAGGCCGAGCAGAAGCAGGCGATTCAGCAGAATATCGCCGCGCTACAACCTGCCACCGAACTGGCTCAAAAGACGACCGCTGCTGAGCAGTCTCAGCTTGAGTCGCAGCTTCGTCGTGCAATTCCTGGCTATGACCAACTTGTTAAACAAGCTGGCGCAAACATTGGGTCGGCTTTGCGGGGTGAAATCTCGCCTGAAGTCTCCGCTCAGGTTCAGCGTTCGACCGCTGGACGCGCTTTGTCTGGAGGATTCGGCGCAGGATCTGGATTCGGTCGTGCGCTAACCGCTCGCGACTTGGGTCTGACCGGCATGCAGATTCAGAATCAGGGTCTTGCTCAAGCGCAGAACTTCATCCAGCAGCAGCGAACGTTCGGCATGGTTCAGCCGTTCTCGGTGAGCAGCATGTTCATCACGCCGTCTCAGCGTATCAATGCACTGGCGCAGCAGAATCAGCAGCAGTACAACCGCGACTTGCAAGCCGCTCAGGTGGCTGCAATGCCTGATCCTACGATGGCTGCAATCGGAGGAGCGATTTCTTCTGCCGGTGGATTCGCTGGTGGCGCGTATACTCAGCGCGGAATGATGCAGCAGATGCCAAGTTTGTACGCCACAACCCCCGGTGGTTCACCAAGCGTAAACAGCACCACAATCGACTACAGCACAGGTGAAACGGGATATCCAAATCCCATGTCACCCGCCACAACTTACGCTCTTCCGCCTTCATCGTTCTACCCTGGAATTCGCTGATTTATGGCCGACGAAACTCTTAAAGCATTTGAACTAGGCGCATCGCTGTACGACCGCGCGCAGACGCAGAAGCGGATGATGGAGCAGTTCCAGATGCAGCTTGCTGACCAGCAGATGCGTAAGGAACAGGCGGACCTTCAGAACAAGATTCAGCTTAATGCTTACAATCAGGCTTTGGATGAGCAGTCTAAGCTAACTAGGGATTACGGCAATATGCAGACAAACCTGCAATTGCGTGACGAGTTCTTTAGAAATCCAAAAGCTGAATTCCCGAAATTTCTTCCTGTCGAATCTAAAGCAAACCAGAACGTAATGTTCCAAATCAGCCAGCAATTGGACAATTACGCACCTCGCGCACGACTTCAGAAGTCTCTACAGACGATAGAAAATAAACAGCTAAGTGACGCTGCTGACATTCAAGAGTTGTACAATGTTAAGGTTGTGGCTCCAGACGGATCTATTGATCAGACTGTTTTGGATCAATACATGCCGAGACTCTTGGAAACCAGAAAGCTGAAAGATTACTCTCAAGACGTAAGAGCTGCATTTACTCAGACGGACAAAAATCTCACCTTTGATCAGCGGATTGGAGAGGCGATGAAGTTGGCCAAGGAGCGTGGAAAATCTCCAACTGAAAGAACTCAGGAGCGAAACGCTGAACTTGCGATTTCAGAGTACACATCTGCATTTGGAAAACCAGATGAGCAGACTGATGCTTTCATTAGAAACAACGCTCTGACTGGAAGATGGAAGACTCCAGAAGGAACAGCAGAAAAGCGGATTCTTGGAGACGAAACCATCTCCAATTCCGCATCCATGCTTGCTGATCAACTCGAAAACTTTGAAAAGAAGTTTGGTGCTGGTGCCATTCAAAAATACGTCGGACTTATTGATGGTAAGGTTGAAGAGTTGAAGCGAAAAATTTCTTCCGCAAAAACTGAGGAAGAGAAACAAGCGTACGCGCTGCTTCAAAGGTTTCAGAGCAACTTCAATACGGTTGCGTTTGAAAAGTCTGGCAAGGCTGTCACCTCTCAAGAAATGGAGAGACTTAAAGCTGCTCTCGGCAATATCCAGAGCAACAACTTTGCTGATGATGTCAGGAATTTTGCTTCTCTAGCGGCGGAAGACTACTACGGAACGATTCGTTCGTTTAAAGACAAGTACAGGATTACTCCAACACAAGTTCGTCAGGCCAACGAGCTTGTTGCAAAGTACAAACTGCCGCTTACACCGTTCGGTCAGCAGCAGCAAGCGGCTCCGGCTGCGGTTTCGCAAGAACAGCCGATTTCTCCTCAGGATGTTTTCAAAAACATTCGGGCAAACCGTCCGCAAGGTGGCACGATTCAACCTACAACTCCTCCGGCTTCGAATCGTGTTGGTCGTTTTGAAATGTTTATTGAAGGACAATAATGCCAACATATCGAATCAACGATCCGTCCACAGGAAGGACAATTCGCCTTGTCGGAGATAGCCCTCCTACAGAGCAAGAGCTTGAAGAGGTGTTCAGGTCGGTTGGCCAATCTGCTCCTGAAACTTCCGCGATGTCCGCGCAGTATCAGGCCCCACAACGGACTGGTGCTGACCCTTACGCGAGCATGTTTCAAGCTGGCTCTCCGCAACAGCTTCAGGCGGCTGTTGATGACGCCGGTAAAATAGGCGAGCAGAAAGCTATCCAAGGGGAGGCTGGCCAATATGTAACGCCATACTTCCAGCGTCCCGGCGTGATGACCGCTCCGCCTAGTGCAGCAACCTCGGAAGAGGAAAAGAAAAAAACTAAAGAAGCGGCTATTCAGGCAGCTATTACGACCGCCAGAATTGCACCCATTGCTGCCGTCGGAGCAATGACTGGTGGAGCTGGGGTTATTCCAGCAGCAATGGCTATGGGTGGTGCGGGAACCCTTGGCGAAGTTCTTGGCCAGACTGGAGAGTATCTTGCTGGGCAAAGAAAAGATTTTTCTGAAGGTCAGCTATTAAAAGGTGGGGTCGTTTCTGCAACTCCTGTTTTTCGTCCGTTTCAAGGAACTGTCGGCCCTCTGGGTGCCGGGATTTTTCAAGGTTCAGCTCAAGCTGGAGTTAATGCTGCAACCGCTGCATTTGGAGAAACCCTTCAGAAGTACATAGATCAAGGAAGACTTCCTACGCTTGAAGAAATTGGCAGCGAGATTTCTCTTCCAGCTATTTTTGGTTTTACAACCGGAGGTGCAACAGGTGCGCTTGCTCGACCTGCTCGACAGTTGACCACGGAAGAGCAAATCGCTCAACAAGGACGCCAAGCTGGCCAACGTCTTGAAGAAACGCTTGGAGCTGGAACCGCACCACTGACCGCTACACAGCAAACGGGAAGAAATGTCCCGGGAACTTTTGGCCCTGGTTCAAGCGGTCTTGCCGCCCAGCAAGCTCTTCCAGAACGCATTCGCGGTCAGCTTGGAATTCAGGCGCAGCAAGATCGAGGAGCGGCTCAGGTGGCTCAGCAAGAGGTTCTTAATGCTGAAACTGCATCTCGACAGGCTTTGCGTGGAAGTGCTGCTGGTGCAGGTGGTCAGGCTGTTAGGGAAGTTGAAGGCGTCATTGGAACCATTCTCCCTCGCTCACCTAGAGCTGCATCACTTCAAGATGCCGCCAACAATTCTGTCGGTTTTATTCGGGGGGAGGATCAGCGGCTGAGTGGGATTGTTGATGATGCTTACAATACGGCAAGAACAGCTCGAACAACTAGGTTGGGTGGACAAGCGGAAGCTCCAGTTACACCAAGTCAAAATCTCCAAGACACGATTGACGATGTGCTTGGAACTTTGGCAACTGAAGAACGGGTTACCGTTACTCCATCTCCAATTATTGGCGGAACTCCGACAACTACTGTCGAACGAATTCCTTCTCAGTTTTTTAATGAGGCATCTTCGAGGGCGAGAGCTTTGCTTGATGTCGCCAGAAGCCCACAGACATTTGAGCAGATAGTTGGGTTGCGCCAATCAATCGATGGAGTCATACATCAATTTCAAGAATTTGCTCCCGGTGTTGCCCAGAACCAGCTTCAAAGACTTCGCGCTGCGCTTAAGCAAGAAGAGCTTGCTTCCGCTCGTAGACTTGGAATTGAAAACGAAGTTGTTGCAGCTCAACGAGCTGCTGAAAATCGGTTCAATCTTCTTCAAGACAACCAGATCATCAGAAGGGCTTCCATTCCTGCCGCAGAGGGTGGATATCAAAACACCGAACAGTTCTTCTCCGACCTAGCAAGTTCTCCTGCTGGTTTTGAATCCGTTCGAAACCTTCTGACAACGAATCCTCAAGGCAGAATTCAGTTCGATCAAATTCGCAGAGGTTTTGTCGATTCACTGAGAGGCACCGGAACCGTTGATATCGGAGGTGTTCCAACCGAAAGCCTATCTTCTTTTGCAAACAATTTCAGGCAACTTCCGCAAGGAGTTAGAAATATCGTCGCCGGAAATGAGGCGAACGCAAACAGGTTGCAATCGATTTTGAACGATGCAGTACGCACTCAAAACGTCGGAATGTCGATTCCGGTTGCGGCTGGAATCAGCCCTCAGGCGTTGACTGAAATCACGGATAACATTGGAACCATCGCATCTCCGACCCTTCGGAACACCGTTGCGAACCTTGCAAGACAGGCTAGAGATAGGGCTGAAGAGTTTTTCAACACGACAACTCGGCGTGTTCAGAGAAACCAATTGAATCCTGACACTGACCCTTCTCAGTTTGTTAGGGATTTTGTGTTCAGGTCTGAAAATCCACAAGTTGTTCAGGATGCGCTCAACCAGCTTAGTCCAGCAATTCGCGATGCAGTTCGTAGGAATGCTGCAACCGCTGTTCTGAATCACGTTTCGGAAACCGGACCTGCAAATGTCAGGCGCGGAATCCAAAGTCTTGACGACATTGTTCAAGATCCGAATCGCATGCAGATCATTCGCGATGTGTTGGAGCCTAACGACTTCAACATGATCAATGACTACATGGCTTGGAATCGTGCCAGGAACCTCACGGCTCAAGGTGGCCGACTTCAGCCTGATCAGTTGGCCAACTCTGTAATGAGAGCGACTCGCGCTAGATGGGTTGTTGATGCGCTGGTTGGAAGCCCAACTGTCCAAAACTTTTTGAGCGGCGCAGTTCGGTTGCCGCAAACATTCGCCAACCTTAAGCCGAACCTGACGCTCCCGCAGGCAGAAGCGTTGGCCAAGGCTTCGAACATGTCTCTGCTTCAGTTCAACCGAGAATGGGATAATCTCAGCAAAAAGTCTGAAGAGGCTAGGGATAGCCTTCCAGAGGACAAGCGCGGCGTGTTTGACGACACCATTGGCGTCCCTCCTCGCCCTCGTTTCTAATGAAAACCTCCCTCTCCAAGAAAGGTAATCGCTACCAGGGCAAGAAGGTGACGCTCAACAAGCCGTTCTACACTCCGGGCGAGCGGAAGAAGAGTGCTGTCTACGTTAAGAATCCTGCTGGCAAGGTTGTCATCGTTCGCTTCGGCGATCCGAATATGGAGATTAAGCGCGACAATCCTGAGCGTCGAAAGAACTTCCGTGCGCGGCATAACTGCGCGACTGCAAAAGATCCTACGAAGCCTAGAACGTGGTCGTGCAAAG